TTAGTTTTAACGCTAGTCTTGTTTTCTTCGGAACAAGTCTCGTATTCCTCTAGCTATCTCATTGGGACTAGGAGCAAGCCACCCAAGGACTAAGAGGATTAACAGTAGTGGGTCTATCTCAGTATTGGTTGTAGTACTGTTATCTTGTTGTACAGTTTCTACTGGACCTTCTGGTCGTAATACTGGTCGTACACTACGATCAATGCTTGTGTTTACACCTTGGTTATTTTCTTTACCAAGTTGTGTGTTAGCTGCTACGTTAGGTCCACCCCCCGATAGGAATGAAGGTAGTACACCACAACTACTTAGACTTAGGAGCAGCACTACTGCTAGGAGAACTCTTACCATTTACATATATCCCAAAGAAACCTGCACCCGCACCAACAATAACAGATACAAAACCTGCTTGGGCATTAGTTGGATCAGGTAGGTTCATAAACCAGTTTGTTGTTTGATAGAAAGCTACGCCATACAGTGTAATGATCATACGAGGCCATATGCGCCACTTATCTAGCCACTCTGGTGTTATAGACATGCTGTGCTATCCTTTTACTTGTAGTAATAATAAGTATCTTACCGTTGTCATCATAAACGTAATACTTATTATTCTTTCTGATCATTTTACTAAGTAGATTACAAAACCAAGAATACCTACACCAATAACTAGTAGTGTGACAGTTACTGTCCAAGTGATTATTTCTTCTATCACCTCTGCCTTACGGTACTCTTGGTCTCGTTTTTCTTTCCGTATTCTTGCCTCAGTACGGACTAATTCATCCCATGCTGATGGCCCATATATAAAACTTATATGCTGGCGAAGCTCTTCTCTCATGGCTTCTGCTTTACGCTTGGCATTCCAAACTTCTAGAGCTTCAGCTTCTACAGACCCACCTAGAGATTTCCACCAAGGTGGGTTGTTTACTTTCTTCTCAGCTTGCCCTAAGTCGGACATTGCCCCTGCCCACTTGGTAAGCTGACCGTGCATATCCTGTAAGTCTTTGCCTACTTGTAGTCCCTTCTTGATAGCATTAAAGGCAACTGTAGCACCACCAATAATAGTAACTGGGTCCATATGACTATCCTCTTTAGGTAGTCGGGTGGTTTACTTCACTCTTGCCATAGAATCCAAGATCATTCGGATACTCTTGATATTCTCGTCTATACGACCAAGAGTAACAGCTTGCATTTGTACAACCTTTTCTAGGCTTTCTACACGGGTGTCTAGTCGTACAATTTCCCTCTCATTTGTGTCAATGTCATTACGTAAGGTGGCTACAAACCAAATGAGGGCTATGGTTTGCATAATGATGGCTAAAATAAATGTAACTGGAACACCTTTAGATAGGTGCCAAGATTCATCTGGATTAGTCATTTGGGTAATTCCTCCAGTTCAACTCAAAGTGCGGCCCATCAGGGAAGTTTTTCCAGTCAGCACCACAAGTAATCTCAATGTCTAGTTCTTCAGCAGCAGCCTTCATAGCATCGACAATGGGATAGAAGTATTCCCAGTCCCACGACACAGGATAAGGCACTAGATCAACCGCATGACCTGTTAAGTGACGAGAGTTCATTGTAGTAGACTTACCTGTCTTCACAAGCTCTCTCTGACGGTTAATGTGACGGATACCCTCAAGGACACTGAAGTCCTGTTCTGATAGTTCGATTGCACGTTTAACTACAGCAACCATATCAGGGTGTACACCTGATAACTTCTGTAGGCTGTGTGTTCCTAGTTTATATCCCATGTTTGCTCCTGTTTATTCTGGTTGAGTAGGCCAAGCTACAGAAGTAGGAAAGCCCGACTGGTTTGTTACGTCTCTTAGCTCTTGGTGATAGGTAAGCCACTCTTGGTACTTTTGCTCTGTTATACTTGTTGTAGATACAGATGTGTTAGCCACCTCGGACTGATGCCTTTGCACAATCCACATAGTAGATTCTAAAAGAGTATTACGCTCCATTCTAACTTGTGCTTCCAACTCTTGGGTTGAAGGTACATGCGGAGTAAAGTCAGATGGTGTATTAGTTTCCAACCAAACTTTACATAGTTTATCTATATCCTTTAGAGAACCTTCTTTGTAGTTGTGAAGAAGCTCATCAAAGTGAGTATCACCAATGTTAGCATCTAGCTTAAACAGTATAGAACCATCAAACTCGTACTCTGCACTCAATATGCTATTTACAATTACATTAGACAATCCAAGCACCTCCTGATATGTCAACTGACGTAGGTGCTACTCCGTTCCATTCTCCTACCTGTCTAATAGTTGCACCCGCAGGTAAGAATAACTTTACTGAGAAACTCAACGATGAATAGAGTCGGTCTCGAGTAGCATAACCAAAGAATATACCATTCGTTCCTGCATTACCTGTGCTCAGGTTAGTTGAACCAGTTACAGTAGAATCTGTAGTTGAACTAGATGCACTGGAAGAACCTGATATTGATACTATGTACGCTCGACTAGCAACAGTAGAAGTGGTTGCGTATACCTTTAAACCCCAACGGTCATTGGTGTTCCAACTGTATGCCCCTAGGTAACTTCCTGACATTTCTACAAAGCGGTCTTCAGTGAAAGGACCATAGACTGTATGGTCTGTACCATTGTCGGTGAAACTGGTGATAGCAATAGAATGGTCTGGTTCAAAGAAGGTGAAACGAACATCATTTACAGAAAGTGCAGTGTACCCATCCAACTCAGATACTACAACAAGAGCACCATCCGCACCATAACCACCAGAGCCTGACGTAGTTCCACCTAGTGGGCCAAAACCTGCGCCACCAGAACCGCCAGAACCTAGTGTAGTTAATGTAAGGGTTCCATTTGTAGTAGCACTTGTAAGGTCAATCTCTACAGTAAGGACTTGTCCAGCACCGCCTGAACCCCCTGCATTACCCCACCAAATTTCATTAACGTTTGTGTTTGAAGCGGGTGAACCAGCACCACCGCCAGCACCGTAAGAAGTACTTGAGGGAGATGACCCATTGTTACCATTTCGGTCTGTACCAAGTGTGATTAACACTCCGTCACCACCTGCACCGCCATCACCATATCCAGCGGTTTGACCAGAGGGTCCATCAGGAGTGTACCCACCACCTCTGTTCCAGTGATTGGTATCATCTTCGCCTCTAGCACCCCCTGATCCACCAGAAGCTGTCCAACTTGTTGTGCCTGAGTAGCCTAATGCACCAGTCAGAGTAATGGTAGTGTTACCGCCCGAACTACCTGCAGTGCCGTGATATGTCCCAGCTTTAGTGCTCGTTTCGTTAGAGGCTCCACCACCCCCACCACCACCACCGATGATGGAAATAGTATGCACCTGCCCATAGGCTAGGCTTATAGTTTGCCCTTGTGTTGTTAATGCGGTATTAGGGGTGCTTGTTCCTGACTTAAGTCTGAATGTAGGCTCAAAGATGTTAAATCCTGTAGAGTCATGTACTACACCTTGTACATCACCGTTATTATTTGTACTTGTATGTGAAAGCTGAAAGCCATCTGCGTTAGTACCATCAGAACTCGTGCGTCCAATGTAGAAACCAGCGGTAGAGAAATCAGACAAACTCTCACGACCACCTAAGATTGCTGATGTAGGTTGCCCAAAGTTCAAAGGGCTGTTTATGTTGATAAAGGAGGAGTCTACTGCATCTGGGGCTAAATTTTCAGAGGCAACTGTGCCTTTTGCGATAACACCTGTATTGATACTGCGAGACTCAATTTGGTTAGCGGTAATGGTCCCAGTGACAATCAAGTCACCGTCAATGACTTCTTCTTGTTCATTCCAAGTGTCTGTAGTCTCGTTGTATATCCACACGTTCTGTGCTGTAGGGCTTCCAATAGTACCTGTATAGAACCACGCCTGATCACGGTCTACTGGGTCAAACCCTAGTGAGCTAAACTCTGTATCAGCATCATCTGTATCAATTGGTAGGCTAGTTACACCTACGTACCAACGACCAGCACCTCGTGCGCCTTGTGTGCCTGTACCTGTTTCTCCTTGCTTTGACTTAGACAAGGACTGTGTTTTAGCAAGGCTAATAGAACCACCACCAGAACGTTTACCTGTGATCGTATATGTCACAGTTGCGTTATCAGAAGTCATAGCACTGTGATTACCAACAGTAACATAATCGCCACTGTCTGTCAGACTACCTGCCGTAATACCTGATCCACTGGCTGTTACTGTCCAAGTTCCATTTGTTGTCCCTGAACCATCGTAAGCTAACTCTGTTGTACCTTCATAAACCCTAATGGAAGTGCCTGATCCTGCGTAGGATGACACAGTACCATCTGTTCCTGCCGAAAGAGTATGACTCTCGTTACTCAGTATAACTGTAAGAGCACTTAAACCGCTAACCCCAGTACTACCTTGTTGCAGCTTATAAACGGTAAAGGTATCTGAAGCTGCTCCGCTGTCAGCAGAAGCTGTAACCGTTACACTGGTATTGCTTCCAAAGTTATCTGAGGTTAGTGTTCTTGTGTTGCCTGTGCCACCTAATGTAACACTAGGGCTAGTCGTGAAAGTTGCTGCTGTGTCTGTTGTGTTCTGCAAGTCGGCGGTGAACGTGATGGTTTGTGACGCAGGGTCAGCATCCCCATCACCATCGTATGTAAAGGATTGTGCATCAGCAGTTAGACGCACTAGCTTGGCAGATGTTCCATCCTCACCGCCGATGCCCCCGATAACAGCCGTGCTAAATTCTGAGGCAGCAATGCTGTCTGTAGTACCATTATTAAAAGCAGTTGCTTGAATTACCCAAAGATATTCACCCTTACCTAAAGAAGGTGCAGACTGCGACCAACCATCAAAGTCACCAGAGGTTGTTAGTACAGCCGTAGCAAAAGTATAAGTAAATGGACCCGTAGGATCGGTAGGAGCAGTCGTACCAGAAGTGTTCTTTTTGTATAGTGTAACAGTAGCCGAACGATAGGCATTAGCACTTTCTGTAAAGACAAAAGCATCACTAAACTCTGACGCAGGGATACTGTCTGTAGAAGTACGACTTGCTGCTGTAGCTGTGATAGCCCATAAGTATTCTCCCTCAGAAAGATCAGGGGGAGTTTGTGACCAATCATCTAAAGTGCCACCTGAGAGTACACCAGTGGAAAATGTATAAGTAAATGTTCCAGTGGGGTCATTAGGGGGAGTAGTATTGCTAGTATTTGCCTTGTACAAGAATACTGACGCACTATTGATACCATCAACTAATTCAGCGTTAGTCGTAACATTAGTCTCAGTGGAGTAAGCACTTTCATTGCCTGTACGGTCTACAGCTTTAACACGGTAGTAATACTGAGTAGCATCAGCTAGGCCACCATCCGTAAAGATGTTAGAGAATGTAACACCAGCTTCTGTTGTAGGATTACTAGAAGTACCACGATACACACGATAGTACTTAAGGTCAGTTAATGCAGAAGCATCAGTGTTAGTCGTAGGCTCAGTCCAAGTTACTGTAGTTGTACGGTAGCCCCCACTAGCAGAAATAGTGTTTAGTGCATCACCATTAGCATCAGTATCAGGGGCATTAGGTGTAGTACCATCAGCAGTAGCAGCGATGCCTACAGCACTAGTTACTGTAGTTCCTGAGACACCTAAGTAGTTATAAGGAGTAACACGATAGAGGTAGGCCTTACCAGTTTCTGTTGGTGACAGTCTAAAGGTAGTCCCTGATGTTGTTGTAGGGTTATACGTTACACCTGCATCTGTAGACCACTCAAATACATAGTAGTCAATACGAGAGGGGTCTGTAGGTGTCCAAGAAAAGTCAATAAAGGGAACTGCAGTGCCGTCTGAGTTCATAGCATTGCTAGAGAATGGGCTATCTAGAGCTACTGAAGGTACAAAGAATGGTGAGAACAGTGTGGTGTTGTCTCTCTCGTAGATTACACCATCATCAACTTCATCAA